GGGTTTACCTCTTAGTGAACCAATAAGCTTAACTAAGTGACATTGGTTCAGTACCCTCACAGTTACGATTCAGTTACTTGTTCTCAATATCCATGATCATATCAACACGTCTCTGATGACGTCCGCCCTCGAAGCTTGCGCCAAGCCACTCGTCGACGATCATCTTTGCCAGTTCGCTTCCAACGACGCGTGCACCAAACGCGAGGATGTTGGAGTTGTTGTGCATTCTGGAAAGCTTTGCTGTGTACGGCTCGCTGCAGACGCATGCGCGGATGCCTTTTACCTTGTTTGCTGCCAGGGAGATACCAACGCCTGTTCCGCAGATAGCGATTCCGAGGTCTGCCTCGCCGTCAGCGACAGCACGGCCGACTTTCTCACCGTATACCGGATAGTCACAGCTCTCTGTGGAGTCGGTTCCGAGGTTTAATACTTCGTAGCCTTTGCTCTCAAGATGCTCTTTGATGATGTTCTTCAGCTCTACTGCAGAATGGTCATTTGCGATTGCGATTTTCATTTCTTTCTTCTCCTATGATTGTGATAGTGTAACCGGAAATTATTTTGCCAGTTTTATAATATGATGTTGGGGTCAAAAGGTATTTTGACCCCTATGATACCGGATTGCTCCGTACTTCGTACTCCCGCAATCATCAAAAACATTCATAATTCGCTCATTTTTCTGCGAAAAATGGCTACTTATTCATGTTTTTGGCGGGTCCCAAGGTCAAAAATTCTCCTGCAAGCAAGCTTGCGTCGAACTTCTGACCTTTTGACCCTGGTATCATAATATTTTGAATCCGTCCAGAAAACTGTCCGGCTTCATGGGAATATTTAATTATCGCCGTCATCCGCATTCTCAACCTGAAAGAATATCTGGATCAGGTCGAGTCTGGATGTCATGGACACTAAGAGCATGTCCATAGCGGTGATAGCGGCCATGGATTCCACCACAACGACAGCTCTCGGAACAACCACCGGGTCGTGGCGACCGTGGATCACGAGATCGATATTCGCGCCGTCCTTTGTGACGGTCTCCTGGGACTTTGCGATAGACGGGGTCGGCTTGAAGGCCGCCCGGAATACCACATCGCTCCCGTCGCTGATTCCTCCGAGAACGCCGCCAGCATGGTTCGTCTCCTTTACGATCTTGTCCCCGTCCATTCGAAACTCATCGTTATTCTCAGATCCGCATGCCTTTGTTGCGGCAAAACCGTCACCAATCTCAAAGCCCTTGACGGCACCGATGGAGAGGATTGCCTTTGCGAGGTTCGCGTCCAGCTTCTCAAATACCGGCTCGCCGAGGCCTACCGGAAGACCGGAGATCACGCACTCGACGACACCGCCGGCGGAGTCGCATTCCGCGATCTTCTGGTCAAGATAATCCTCCGCTGCCTTTGCTGCCTCCGCATCCGGAAGACAGAAGCGGTTATTCTGGATCTCAGCGAGATCCATCCGCTCCGGGGAGACTTCCACCGGTCCGATAGACTTCGCGTATGCGGTCACGGAGATATTCAACTGTTTTAAGAACTTCTCTGCGATGGCACCGGCTGCGACGCGGCCGATGGTCTCCCGGGCGGAGGAACGTCCGCCGCCGCGATAGTCGCGGAACCCGTATTTTTCCTCAAAGGTATAATCCGCATGACCCGGGCGGAAACAGGAAGCGATATTGGAATAATCCCTGGATCTCTGGTCCGTGTTCCGGACGATCATGGAGATCGGTGTTCCTGTAGTCTTTCCCTCGAAGACACCGGAGAGGATCTCGACCTCATCGCCCTCTTTTCTCTGGGTCGTAAAGCGGCTCTGGCCAGGTTTTCTGCGGTCTAAGAGCTTCTGGATATCGGATTCGTCCAGTGGAAGACCCGCCGGGCAGCCGTCGACGACAACTCCGATGGCCTTCCCGTGGGATTCTCCCCAGGTCGTTACTTTAAATATTGTGCCGATGGTAGAACCTGCTGCCATGTTATGTTAATCTCCAATCTTTACAATTTCACAGCAGTTTGGCTCATTGACCGTAATGCTGCGGTCGCTCATGACGAGAAGACCTTTTTCATAGTCGATCTTAAAGAAGGAAATACTTCCCTCGTGGTTGATGGATGCCAGATGCTTTCCGTCCGGGAAGATCGCGATGTCCTTCGGGTAATCACCGCTGATCGGGAGGCAGAAGCGCATTGTCAGCATGCCGGTCTCATCATCGCGGTCGTACATGGATACCGTATTGTCTCCGGCGTTGCTGCAGAATAAGTGCTTCTCATCCGGGGAGAGGTGCATCGCGCAGGCTGCGGTCAGCTGGTTCGGCTTGCTTCCTGTGGAAGGAATCGTCTGGATCTTCTCCACGATCGGAACGCGCTCACCCTCCTTATAAGAATAAACCTCGATCATATTTTTCAGCTCATAGAGAACATAGAAGAAACGTCCGTCGGAGCTGAACATAAAGTATTTCGGAGCGGATTCCAGCTCGCAGCGGATCGTGTCCACGAGAGTGATCTTTCCGTCCTTGTGGTCAAAACGGTAGACCTTGATCTGGTCGATTCCAAGGTCCGCCACCATTAAGAAACGCTCGTCCGGAGTCAGGCGGCTGCAGCTCACATGCGGGCGGAAGCTGCGCTCCGCAACGGATCCGAGGCCCTTGTGGAAAACGCCGTCGGCGATCTGGCCCACGGCGCCGTCCTTATTCAGGTTGAGGACCGTGATCTTTCCGTCATGGAAACCGGAGATAAAGATATAGTCGTCGGCTTTGCTTGTTGAGAGATGGCATCCGCGCATGCCCCTGATATTTGCGCTGTTTAAGCGGGCAAGGCTTCCGTTCGAAAGAACGCGGAACGCCACAACACCCTCATCGGCGATGGAGTAGAGGATCTGTCCGTTCTGGGACGCTTTCAGATAGGAAGAATTATCGACCTCCACTTCGCAGCGGTAGATGAATTTTCCAGCCTCAACATCCACATCATATACAGTGATTCCCTTTGCCTTTCCCGTGTAGGAATAAGAACCCACATAGGCCATGTATTTTCCAGTCATAGGTAATTTCCCCTTTACTTTCAATTCTCCGAAAATGCCTCGTCCGGCAGCGTTTCGGAATTTCATAGATATGCTCATTTTATCATAATCTGCCACGTTTGTTAATCGAAATCTGAAAAACTCCGGGAATCTAAAAATGTCAACATTAAATTCGACATTTTTTCATGTTTTTATCGTTTTGCTGTTTTGCACAATACGCAACCTGTTTTATTGTATATTTTCACTTTTAGACAGCGCAATAGTAAGGCTGCCACTTCTGCCAGCCTCTCACGCCCCCTATTTCCGTTCTTATGCAAGCTGTTTTACCTCTTCCTCGAATAGTTCCCCTGCTGAATGATAACCATGTATTTTGCGTGGGTATCCGTTTATCCAGTTCTCTATACTCTCTACCTCTTCCTCTGTCCTGTCGTCAAAATTTGTGCCTTTCGGTATCTTCCGGCGTATCATCTTATTTGTTACCTCATTCGTGCCACGTTCCCAGCTACTATAAGGGTGGCAGTAATATACCTTTGTCCGCTTTTCTCCCTCGTTGATAATAGAACGCTGTAAGCCCTCTGCATCTGCAAACTCGCTACCGTTGTCTACTGTGATTGTCTTAAATACCCGCTTAAACATATCAGCGCCCCATTTTCTTTCTAATCTATCCAGTGCCGCTACTACTGCCTCGTCTGTATGGTCTGGCAGTTTAAATATAATCTCGTTTCTGGTTTTCCGCTCTGTCAGTACCAGCAACGTATTTTTTGACTTTCCCCGCTTACCTAAAACGCTGTCCATTTCCCAGTTGCCGAACTCTTCCCGTGTATCTATCTCTTTCGGGCGTTTGTCTATACTCTCTCCTGCTGCCGCCCTTTTCTGTTGCCTCTGTACTTTCTTATAATTTCTCTTCTTATTCTTCTTTACTGGCAAATTCTTATTAGACAACTTAAGGAAAATACCCTTATCAATGTAGCTGTATAAGGTCGTTACGCATACTGTTACGGAAAAGTCCCCCTCTTTCCCCTGTGCTTTCAATTCTCCCAGTACCGCAGCTGGGCTGTAATCTTCATTTACTATTTTATCCTCTATATAATTTGCGTATGCAATATCGTTTCCTATTTTAAGTTGTGTACCCCTTGCCTTTAAATTTTCCTCTGCTTTCATTTGTGCCTTGTTTGGGCTATAACTTAATGTTTCTGTATAGTCGCTATTTCTGTGCATATATTCCCCTCGCTTAAGCTCATTGTATATAGTGCTGCGGTGTACGCCCAGCTGTTCTGCTATCTCTATCACGCTATGCCCTGCTTTTTTCAATGCCTCAATACTTATACGGTCTGTCCATGTCAGCTGTCGGCTGCCTTTCTTATTCGCCATTTCTGCTACCTCTCTTTCGTTCCTGTTCTTTCCCCATATACGACGAAAAGCCGCAAACTCTTTTACAAGTCTGCGGCTTATGCCTTTACCTATTTACAACACTTTTTACAAGCGGTGTATTTCTTCTTTGCTTGGCTTAGCGGTATGCTCTTTGGGTTTTTCATTCCCGAACAGTTAGGCTTACTATGGTATTTTTTGTTGCTACGGTCTACATATACTGTAGTTTCTCCCGTATGCTGGCTTACGCTGGGCGTTGCGTCCTCGATTACGTCAAGTTCTATATTGCACCCGAACGTCTGTACCCCCCCCCCC